ATGACAAAGATAGAAACAAAAGCTCAATACGATTGGGCAGTAAAAAGAGTTGAGGAATTACTTCCACTGGTTACAGATGAAACCCCTCTGGATAATCCTCACAGTATAGAGTTAGAATTACTTTCTAATCTCGTTGCAGATTATTCTGAGGAGCATTTCGCACTGGGAGAACCAACGCTGGTTGATGTCCTCAAACTTCGTATGTATGAGATGGGACTTAATCAGAAATCTTTAGCAAAATTAATCGGAGTCAGTCCTTCACGCTTGAGTGATTATATTTCCGGTAAATGTGAACCGACCTTGAAAGTAGCCCGCGAAATCAGCCAGAAATTGAATATTGACGCCAATATAGTACTGGGTGTTTAATATGAGTATAGAAAACAGAAAAACCGCTTAATTCACCATGGAATAAGCGGTTTTAAGTCGGAGCCGAAAGCGGGACTCGAACCCGCGACTTACTCATTACGAATGATTATCTAAGAATAATATAAAATCACTGTGTATCAGTTGTTTATAATTAAATTTAAGCTAAATAAGGATACTCATTAGAACATTTTTTCTACTTGAATGCCTTCCCTATCCTGTTGTCGGATACCTATCAAATCTCTAAAGAAAGTATGAATGCTTCAGATGTTTGCTTATCCGATATTGTCATCTTTTGATATTCTGATACTGCTTGTTCTATAAATCCACGCTTCTTTAAAACCTTGAGTTTGGGAATAAGAGCCGCAACTTTCTCCTCATCAACGGAGGACATTTGTTTATATACATTGAGACAAAAATCTATTGCAGACTGTAAATCCTCAAGGCCCGTTTCTTCCATATAGAATTTACACGCTTCAGGAACGCGGTTTAATCTTATGAACTTGGAGATTATATACTGCATGGAATCATTGGGGTCAAAATCAATATCATCATAGGACACAGCCTGTAGCTGATATTCATCAATTTTTTCTATATCATCAATCGAGCACCCAGTACGATTCTTTAAAAGCTCCTTTGCTTCGTTTATTCTTTCCTCACGCAAAAGCTCTTCTCTCTCCTTTTCCTTCTGCTCTTGGCAAATGCCTTTATACTCTTCCGAGATAGGATTTCTGTGTTGACTCAAAATTCGATTCTTTTCGTAATCAAACTCTTCCTCCGTCAATATTCCTTTCTCTTTATAGTCGTAGATTTTTTCAAGTAAGTCATACAGAAAGTATCTGTCTTGAGTAGTTTTCTCCAATGTAATAGCAGTCCCGGATGCGGAAACCATAAACATGGATTTGCCACCGCCAGAAACTTCGTCAAAATCCACATGTAAACCGACGATTGCATCTGCATGATAACTTTCAGCCTTTCCAGTCAGTTCCTTCATTACTTCGTCGTAAATTGTAGTCAATTTACTCTTGTAGCTTCCAGAACGTCCGCCAAATACATCTGTCAAAGAGGCTGCAATATCGGAAAACAGATTTGTACCTATTACCACATTCGCATTGACTACCCCAAGATATTTTCTTATTGTATATCCTTCTATACTATTTGTTGTTGTTACTATCATAAATCTCTATTTTAACCATTTTGCAACACCACCATGATGAGAGCAAGTTCCTCTACGGCTTTTACTAAAACTATATGTTCCATCTCTGCATAAAGCAGTTGCCCCAGGAGGTGCAGAAGAATAATATGTAGGAGACTGAACTCTCTCACCTCTAGAATTAGTATAATATCTTATTTGTCCTGATGAATGATTTTCAGAAGAATAATAAACTTTTTCTTTTGAAAGATACTTCGTTGAAACATATCCAATATACCCATTATAACTAACAGGAATCCATTTGCAATCACAATCCTCATCAATTAGAACTGCAGTACCTCTAGGAATCTGAGTAATAATAGAAGATGTTACATCAGGAGAATCTCTTAAATTTAGGTTTGCCGTTACATATCTTACTACTTCTTGTGCATGAAATGTGCAGAAAAAGAACAATCCCATCAACAAAGTCAATACTCTTCTCATTCCTTTTTGTTTTTTGATTTATCAAGTAAAGTTTGTGCCTTTTCTAGTCTTGTTATATAACTCATGACATCATATTGAACGAAAGCCCATTTCCCATCTTCATACTTAATACTTTCGTTGGTCTCTAATGCTTGCATTACTTGATTATACATAGAATTATCCTCATCAATTACCATATTGGCTCTTCTCTCATTTTCTTTCATGAAGACTTCTATTGCAATTTTTATAACTCGGATTTCATTCTCATAATCTTTTCTTTTTCTGTAAAGGATAGCAAGTCTCTCGTATGGGTGCTTAAGCGGTAATCTGTAAATGATTGATTTCTCATACACATTAATAGCTTCATCAATCATTCCTTCTTTTTCTAAATCAATTCCAATATTAACAATCCGAGAACTCTTATCAAAATTATCCTCTATATTAGTATCTTTTGTTGTTTCTTGGAACATGTCATCACTCAGGTTTTCTAACCTCTCAGCCAACTCAACTTCATCCTTACAAAGCACGTCATGAAGGTTTGCTCCATTTGCTGGTCCAACAATCCCAGCTTTCTCAAGTAATCCCATTATCCTTCTTGCCCTATTATATCCTATTATAAGTTTACGCTGAAGAAGAGAAGTACTTCCTTGCTGCTGATTCACGACCAAACGAGCCGATTCTTCAAATAATGGATCTAATTTATGTATCACGGAATCCTTTAAAACATTTTCTTCTCTATGAGACTCATTTTCTTTTAGAGTAGAAGTATTTTCAGATACGTATTTCTCTTCTGATATGTTTATAACTTTATCCGGGATTATATGGATAGGTTCTACTTTATCAGCATTATAGTTTAAATTATTAGCTTCCGTTTTACTATCAGGAATAAAAGCACAACAAATACCAATTAAGGCAAGTATAGGAAACCAAACCCATGAAGCACTTGTAAGTAACGGAATCATTACTGAAGCCAGTAAAAACAGAAATGTCAAAATAAACCTCAACGGATTGCTATTAATTGCTTCATTTTCTTGTTCACGCTTAAAAGAATAATGTTTATCTCTATCATAGTTACTACTACCTCCCGATATTTTAGTCCGAGAATATATACCAGTTCCTGGTATCCCGGTATTCACATAAACTCCTTTCTTACCCACATTCACTGAAGCTCCACGCGGACCTACAGACCAACTTGTCCCTGTTTTGCTTATGTTTAAATGCACCCCAGGAAAAATCTTCACCCTTTTCCTAAAATAAAGTCCCATATTATTTCATTGTGTTCATTCTAATACTCAATTTTACCAAAGCCATAGCTCTCACAGAAGATAATGGAAAATCTTTGGGTTGGTGGTTTTGATTGTAACTTACCAGTTTTATCCAGTCTTCACCTTTTTCTGAATGCTGGACGTATTTTACAGTTAAGTATTCATCTCCATCCAGATCTATTGACACAAGGTACATTTCTCCAAAGAAAATATGACTCATTTCTAAAGGTACCTCCTTATATGCTACGATGTCACCAGATTTAAGTAATGGATACATGGAGTCTCCTTTGACATAAACAGCCCCATCGCATTTAGGGATATTTGGAATATTGATTTGTCCAAGGATATTCTGGTCTTTGTTGTCGAAGAGGGATTTCAAGTTTGCAGCAGCTTCAACATCATAAAGGGTTATCAATCCATCTTCTTCAGCTTTTTCTATGCTCTTTGGGTGAAATATTTGAGTAACTTCAGGTTGCTGTCGCAAAGGTGTTCCACGGCCAGTTAAGATATAATTAGCATCAACATCAGAATATTTACTAAGGAATGGCATTAAGATTTTTGTAGAAACTTCATTTGTTTCACCATTCCTCAATTTGACCATCATGTTTTTTGTGATACCCTCAACATCCGTGTAAACCCTGTAGTCAGTTAGATTGAGAGCTTCCATGGTTTCATAAAACCGTTCTTTTACAGAATTTCCCATAATTAGTTGCAATTTTATTTGATAGTATCTTTAAGGATACTATCTTTGTACTGTAACAAGTACGAGATGTTACAGAAACAATTAGTTAAACATTCCTCCTAAGAGGTTTAAATACATCTCCAGATAGCCCGTACCTATTGTGAGAGTAACTTGTAACATAATGATATCATTTATTATTAGCTCATTAAGTATTGTTATCAATCTTGTAATAATCTATATGAATTACAAAATGGATGAGAAAATTGATGAGAATAATAAAAAAATCAGGAAGTTACTAGAAGACTAAATTTAATGCTTGTGTTCTTTCTCTTCCATGACCAAACTCGTCATCCCATACTAATCGAATGATTGGAGCTGGATTATGTCCTTCAAATAAAATCATAACTATATCGAAATGATCCCCTTTGTTTAATAATGGATAAGAGGCTTGTTTTACCATTAATTGAATACCAGAATCATCATCTAATATGTCATCTGAGTAAATCTTTATATTACGAGCGAGTCCTTTTCCATTATTGAATACGCGTATTCTCCATCCATTATTTCCAGTTTTGAATGCGTTGGCACATATTTCTGCTTTTTTTTCTTCTTCCTCATCCTTTTTGTTTTTCAGTAAAGTGTATTCATTAATTTGAAGCTGCTGTTTATTAAGCTTTCTCCTTGTGTTCCAAGTATATATTCCTGCAAATACGGAGACAAAAAGGCTAACTAATGATATAATATCAGATATTTCCATTATTTGATTTTGATTTCCTTGTTTATTTCTTTGAATACTTTTTTAAGTTCTGTTTTTACAATCTTTTCTGCATCCTCTTGAACTTGATGAAAAATATCTTCTTGAACATCTTGATTGTATTCAAGGAGTTCATTATAACCACCTAAGTACTCGCGTCCACATGTATTGCATTTTATATAAGATTGGTCTTTATTAAATTCAAAATCTTCACCTGCACAAGTTATACATCTTAGTTTTGCTTCATAATACTTCTTCATATAATACTGTATTAAGGCTCTTAACAGTTAAATAATGTTTTATGGTATCCAAAAAGAAACTATTTGTTTTGTTGGTTTCTTTTTAGATACTATATTTGCATATCGAAACTTTGATACGAAACAAATATAGTAAAAAACAACTAACCCTCACACGATTATGAAAAGAAATGTATTACACGAGATTATGAGCCTTGCATGGCAGTTGGTAAAGAGAAACGGTTTCTCTATGAGTGATGCAATGAAATGCGCCTGGGCAAACATGAAGCTGAGAGCTGCAATGAAGCAAAGAATAGTAAAGTTCTACTTCAAAAAGGTAGATGGTTCTGTTCGTGAAGCCTACGGCACGCTGAAAGAAAATCTGATACCAGCCACATCAGGTGAAAGCAGAAAGAAGAATGACACTGTTCAGGTGTACTTCGATACTGAGAGACAAGAATACAGATGCTTCAAGAAAGCTAACCTTTTAAACATCGCATGACTATGACACGCCACGAAATCGAAGAAGAACTTGACGGGCTGTACAAAGACTTGAACTTCGCCTACAACGCAGATGAAGAGACTTTATGCAGGGCTTTCAATGCTGACAGCAAGCAAGAATACATCAAAGTACTTACTGAAGAGGTGGACAAATACGAAGCCCTTCTTGAAGAATACAACCTGCCTGAAGATGATGGCATGGACTACATCAGCCTTCAGTTATCACAAGGCATGGCAGTTACACGCTGGTAACTCACCTACCCTGCTGACGGACTGAACGGCAACCGATAGCGAGAATCGGGCAGGGTTCTACTTGATTGGTTCTTTGACATGATGGAAATTTAGGCTTACCGTTAAGCCTGACGTGAAACGGACGACTGAGTAGCGATAACGGCTGTGTGAAAAGAGTATGAGTAAAGGGCTGCACTAAGCAAACGCAGCATACGAATCACACAGATAACAAAAAGACACTTATACGATTGCAGGTGGCCGTAGGCCGGCTACAAAGACAATCTTCACTGATTAGACACCAGCATGAACTATATATACCCGTGGCTTACCAGACCTTTGATAAGCAGTAAGGCAACCACCGGAACGCCCACGGGAACGATATTTAATACACACGGTTATGAAAATACTACTTTTTCTCTGTGCATTGTCCGTTCTGGTAATGCACTTCAATCAAGACCTATCTGCTATGTACTGGATAGGATTCGTCGGGTTTATAATCACTGGTTTTTCAATCGCAAACAGACTGGACAATGAACGAGCTGCAAGAAACAATAAAAAGCATCTGTGATGAATTTGCGGACATCAACGCCATTCTGGCGGCACGCTCAAGGGAACTGGACAGACGGGAGCTGTTCGACAAGGAGATAGATACGGAAATCAAGAACATTAAAAAGAATAGACATGAAAACAAATGAGGAATTACAGGGTATGACGCATGATGAACTCGTGGCATACACACAGAATCTGCAACGCGAATCCGAAGAATACAGAAAATCAATGCTGTATTACATGGAAGAAGAGAAAAAGATTGAATCGAAGTTTGACAACTTCAAGAACATGGTCAAATCGCTGGTTGCACTAGTCGATTAGTTTTTATGGGTTATAGAAAATGGGTAGATGCCGGGCTATGAAAGTCCGGCATTTTTATTGGCAGATAGTTCAGGCGGTAGAACACCATGTAAGGGTTAGCATGGAAGTCACGGGTTCAAGTCCCGTTCTGCCAGCAAACAATCAAATACTTAAACTATGGTTAGAGAAATTACAGTAGACGAAAACTACCAGACAGTACGTCTTTTTGACGAAATGAAGAAAGGGGACATCTACAAGGTTCCCTATGACAAGAAACGGCATACCGGAATAAAGCTGGAAGCATCACGCCGCAATCGTGACCTCCGCTTGATCGGGACTCTTAAAAACAAAATGGACGTGAAATACCGGGTATCAGCAACAGAGTATCCGGGTTTCTCGGCAATTATCTGCTTAAAATAAAATGCTTATGATAAACGAAGATGTATTGAAAATCGTCTTAAACAACAAGTCCTTCGGGAAATACGAAGCAGCTTCGATAGTAGGCGGTCTCAAAAGGTTGAAAGAATTGTGCGAATCCGGAAGGATAAGATACAAGACCAAAGAAGGCGTACCACACAGCAGATGGGCTTGTAATGCCTGGGACGTGATAAAACATGCAAAATTGATGTATTAATATATTACTTTAAAACTATTGCGTTATGAGTTTGATTAAGAAATCCAATGAATTAGTAATTCCTTCCACCGTTAAGATGATGATTTACGGTCAGGCAGGTATGGGTAAGACAACAGTAGCATTGAGCGCACCGAAACCGCTGCTGCTCGACTTTGACAATGGTGTGAAACGTGTAAATATGGCACATCTGGACGGTATAGACATCGTACAGGTAAGTTCATGGCAGGATGTACAACAGGTGTTGCAGGAAGACCTTTCGGCCTATCAGACAATAGTTGTAGACACCATCGGAAAGATGATGGATTTCATCATTTCTTACAAATGCGGTACACGACAGCCACAAATCAAGGACTGGGGAGGTATCAACGCTGAGTTCTCATGGATGACACGAACCCTTTCATCACTGAACAAGAACGTAGTGTTTGTGGCCCACCGTGACACTCGGAAAGAAGGTGACGACACCGTGTTCATACCTGCTTTAAGAGAAAAATCGTACAACTCTATTGTTACGGAACTTGATTTGCTGGGGTATCTGGAAATGCGCAATGAGAACGGTGTGCAGAAGCGTACAATCACATTTGACCCCACATCAAGAAATGACGGGAAAAACACCTGCAATTTGCCGGGACTGATGCAGGTGCCTACAATTCTTGACAAGAATGGAAATCCCACTGCCAAGAACGAATTTATCACTGCAAAGGTAATTATGCCCTACCTGAGCATGTTGCAGGTAAAGAAAGAAGAAGCTGCAAGGTATGATAAGGTCATAGCTGAAATCAAAGAGAACATCGAACTTATTACTGATGCCAGTTCTGCAAATGAGTTTGCGTCAAGAATTAATGAGTTTGAGCATGTAGGCAGTTCCTTGAATATGGCCAGAAATCTGTTTTCAGTAAAAGTAAAAGCTCTCGGGCTGGTATTCGATAAAGAGACAAAGACTTATGCAGACAAAGCAGCCTAAATTCAAGTTCTATGCTACACTTTTGGATGCCTTTACAAGCTATCTGAAAAGTGATGCCATCTGGGAAAGGTATTGGGGATTCAGTGAGAATCCCCCACATACCCCCGAAGAGTTCAGACAGCAGCAGTTTCAGAGCCTGATTGACACTATAAACCGTGTCCCGTTTGATAGTGAAGCAGCCGACAAGGGAACGGCTTTCAATGAGGTAGTCGACTGTATGGTTGAAAACAGGAAATCAGACAAGGTACAGGTGGAAAGACTATTGTCAGACATGCAGGATGGCAAACAGACATTGGTCGGGCTGAGAGCCACCTATAAATACCGTCAGTTCGATTTCCCTATCTCAATCTGCCGTGAGTTTGCAGACTATTACAAAGGGGCCTTGACCCAGCAACGGGTTAAAGCAGTTTTGCCAACATGCTTCGGAGGAGTTCTTCTATATGGTTATATAGATGAACTGATGCCGATGTCAGTACATGACATAAAAACTACCGGAAGTTACTATGTAGGTAAGTTCAAAGACCACTGGCAGCACATGGTTTATCCATACTGTCTGATGCAGAACGGAAGTGATGTAAGGTCATTTGAGTATAATGTTACGGACTTCAAATCAACCTATACTGAAAGCTACACTTTCGTACCGGCACGGGATATACCTATCCTTATAAATCATTGTGAGGACTTTATCCGGTTCTTGAATGACAACAGAGATTTGATAACCGATAAGAAAATTTTTGCAGAAGATGCCTAATCAAATAACTGGACGGCTGGTCTATATTGGCCAGCCCCAAGAAATCCCATCCAAAAGCGGTGGCAACCCGTTTGTGAAACGTGAATTTATTCTTGATGCCACAACCTATGACCCCTATACAGGTGAACGAAGCCAGTACGAGAACGTCCTGCCACTTGAAGTAAGTGGTGACAAATGTGCCGAACTTGACCAGTTCAGAACCAGTGATGTAATAACGGTTTCCTTTGCCCTGCAAGGTCGGGAATGGACAAATCAGGACGGACAACTAAAACGCATGGTGTCCATCCGCTGCTATAAACGGGAAGGCCGTCAGCCAATGCACCAGCCAGCATCCGTGCCAGCACAGCAACCGGCACCGTCACAAACGCCACCCATGGCACAGGCATTTCCACCTGATGTAGATGCGAACGGAAATCCCAAAGACGACTTACCGTTCTAGCCTATGAGCATATTCAATCTGAAGAATGAATACGATATACCCAAGTTCAAGGCTTATGTAAACAAACTGTTCCAGGAGCATGCAGTTGTGGAAGTGAGAAAGAAGCTTCCTAACCGCACGCTATCCCAGAACAGCTATTTGCATCTGCTTTTAGGGTATTTCGGTAGTGAGTACGGTTGCAGCCTTGACGAAGCAAAGATAGACTTCTATAAAAGGATTTGCAACCGTGATTTGTTTGAGAGAAAGACGGTCAACAAGAAAGGAAAGGAAGTAACCTATCTGCGAAGTTCTGCAGAACTGACAACAGGTGAGATGACTTTGAGCATTGACCGCTTTCGTAACTGGAGCGCATCTGTGGCCGGAATTTATCTGCCTTCGGCCAACGAACAACAGATGCTAATTTTTGCACAACAAGAAATCGAGCGTAATAAAGAATTTATATGAAAAAATACAGATTAAAAACAGAAGCAGTTCCATTCTTCGTAGACAAATTAGCGACAGCAATATGCGACATGCAAACATGGAAAGAATATAAAGTTGATGAAAAAGCTCTTGAAGAGGTTGAAGAAGCAAGAATAGAATACGGGAAAAACAAGAATGATGTATGTAAAGATTTAAGCAGTTATGGAGAGAAGGGGGCGCAGTTTCACTTTACTATTGTTTTCCCTTCTATGAAGTTCAAAGAGTACAATGAATTTACTAAAGGTAAAATGATTCGAGATTTAATGAATAGATTACAGAATGAAATAAATATGTTCATGAATGGATTTTACAATAATCAAAAAGAATAATTATGGACAAATTTTTAGGACAAGACATCCCTGAACAGGAACGATGGCAGTTCCTTCAGGACAACGCCGATGCGGTAGAGAAAATCGGATATACTCACCGATTCACCCCTGAAGAACTGGCTCAGAAGAAAGAGACTTTGGCCGAGGTATCAATCACCATCAACGATGTCGAGATGGAGAAGAAAGAGGCTATGGAGAGTTTCAAAGAACGCCTAAAGCCTTTGAATGAAGAAAAACAGGAACTTTTGGACCACATCAAAAGAGGTTCGGAGTTCGTCGAGAATGAAGAATGTGCAAAATTCCTATACCATAAAGAAAAGATGGTAGGATTCTACAACAAGTTAGGTGAACTGGTTTATAGCCGCCCAATCATGCCACAAGAAATGCAGAAGACAGTATTTAGTATTAACCGTAAAACTGGAACAGAATCATGAGTGAAAACAAAATCAATTTGGTAGTACCGAAAGAGTACAATGGTACCCCCATCGAAGTAGTATTGAGAGAAGGTAAAGCATCCGTAGCCCTTGACCCGAAAGAACCGGAGAGAGTAGTTATCAATGGAACGATAGAAGCACCCTTCAGATGGCTGGAAAAGCGTGTCGAACTGATTAATCAGAAATCGGCCAATATCATTGTGAACCGTGATAAGATGTGTCTGGCTTTGACTATTGATGAAACCAATTATTACCAGACAGTAATTAGTGGAGTTTTACAGGCTTCAAAGGAAATGCAGGAGTTCGGTATCAATGCGGAAAGGAAATGGGAACCTATCAAATTGTCCCAGTTCTTCAAGATGCACCGTGCCTTCTTCAAGGATAAGTCTGAGAACATGATGCTGGTTTCTACTTTGAAGAATTTCAAGGCGAAAGTAAACCAGGATATAGAACGTAGTAAAGAGGAAAACGGAAACAAGACGGATAACTATTCTCAAGTGGTTGATTCCAATCTGCCAAAATCGTTCAAACTGAATATCCCTCTTTTCAAAGGTTTTGCCTGTGAAGAAATCGAAGTTGAAATCTACGCCGATGTGGACGGACGGGAAGTTTCCCTTTCTTTGGTTTCTGCCGGTGCGAATGAGGCCATTGAAGAATACAAGAATAAGGTGATTGACAAACAGGTTGAAGCAATCAAAGGTGTTGCACCTGACATCGTAATCATTGAGGTGTAACAATGAGAAAGCAAATTTATTTAATTCTGTTTCTGGTAGTCGGAGTATCTATCGGAAACAGAATATTCAATCACCTCAACGCTTGGCTGGGCGTGGTAATAATATCAGCCACAGTGATTTATTTCGTTTATAAACTAATTAAAAATTTGAAGAATGAAAAGATTGATTAATCTAATGTTGGTCTGTATGACCTTAGTGGTATTTGCTTCATGCGAAAGAGTAGCCCCTAATTATGCCGGTGTTCTAATGGAGAACTATGGGAAGCAAGGAAAAGAGGATTTTAAGGTAGTGTCCGGTAAAGTTTCCACTTGGGAATGGGGCACTGAATTGTTTCAAGTTCCATTGTTTGACCAAAGAGGGGAATTTGCTGAACCTGTCACATTGAAGGCTGCTGATAACACTGAATTTAACGCACGTCCTACTTATTCTTATAAAGTTATCAAGAATAGAGCTATAGATGTTGTATTCGATAACAAACATATAGATAAAGCTGATACAGAATCAGGAAAAGACGGGTTTATGCAAAGCCTTGAAGATAATATACTTGAACCTCGTATTTATGATTTAATCAAAGAAGAAAGCCGTAAGCACAAGACAGACAGTTTAATGGCTGACGGTGGTTCTCTTCTTTTTGAAAAGCGGTTGGAGCAGATTGTGGATAAAGAATTTGAGAAAAGAGGGCTTCAATTGCTGACTTTTTCTGCACAGCTTGAATTTTCAAAGGCTGTGCGTGAGAAGATTGATAGTCGTAATGAGGTGAATACCAATATATCTGTATTAGACCAGCAGATTGCAGAGCAGAAGAAACGCAACGAATTGGAGCAATTAAAAACAGAACAGGCTATCATTCAATCACGTGGGTTGACTAAAGAAATACTCTATAAGCAATTCATAGATAAATGGGATGGCCGTACACCACTTTATGGAATTGCCCCTGAGTTTTTAAAAATAACGAAATAGCATGAATAAACGCCCGGAAAGACGGGCATACGGGCGCAAGCACAGGACGTGCTTTAGTATGGAGTAATTGCGCAATATCTCCATACACTTGTCCCATTGAATTAGCTAATATATGAGCAAGTAAAACCGTGATGGTTGGGCGGGTTCGATTCCCGTTGCGTCCACAACCAATAATGGAATTATTATGAAAGAAGAACGGAAATTAACATTTGGGAAATACAAAGGACAAGAGATAAAGTATATCATACTTACTCATATTGGTTATATCATGTGGTGCTTTGAGAATATCAACTGGTTTAAGCTGACAGATCAAGAACAGGCTTTATATGATGCGATAGCCATAATGATTAAGAAGGAACGCTTGCCAATGACTTTTCCGGTTGAAATGATGTATAAGCATATAAAAGACAGAGAGTCATATGAAAAGTTAAATACTCCATTTACATTCAATTATGGATATATATCTTTAAGAATGTCTGAAAAGGATAATCCAATATTCAACAGTATTGAAAAATACATTACACACAAAATACGCAGAAATAGTACGAAAGAATGTTCGTCATTCGAAAGTCTTTCAGGAGATTTGACTGGTCTTTCACATAGCATGAATAAAGAAATAGAAAAAGCTCGGCTTAATGGTGAGAGTGATGAAGAAATATATGGTTATTGGGGTAGTATGAATGATTATAAGGCTTTATAAATATGTATTACATCAAGAAACCTAAAAAGAAGAAAGAAAAGCCTTTGCCGTTATTCGATAAGGCAGGTATCAAGATTAAAAAGAAGCCGGATTTAGTGGCCAAACTCGACAAAGTTTTCAGCCGCTATATCCGGCTTCGTGATTGTATGCCGAACGGGTATTTCCGTTGTATCTCATGCGCCCAGATAAAGCCATACGAACAGGCAGATTGCGGACACTTCCATTCGCGCCGCCACATGGCTACACGCTTTGACGAGGACAATGCCCACGCAGAGTGCCGGGCGTGCAACCGTTTCAGCGCAGACCATCTGATACATTACGAGAAAAACTTGAAATCAAAAATCGGTCAGCAACGCTTCGACAAGCTGGCATGGAGAGCAAGCCAGGCGAAGAAATGGACTGATTTTGAATTAATAGAACTCACCAAGTATTACAAGGCTTTGGGAGACAAACTGAGTAAGGAGAAAGGATTATGAGTTATGTTTTACGGGATTACCAGCAGAAGGCCAGTAATGCTGCAGTCAGCTTCTTTGCTAACAGGGCCAAGAAGAACAATGCCATCATGGTACTGCCTACCGGAGCCGGCAAGAGTCTTGTGATAGCCGACATCGCCAGCCGTCTTGAAGGGCACACGCTAGTATTTCAGCCCAGTAAGGAGATACTAGAACAGAACTATCTGAAGCTCTGTTCGTATGGTGTTCTGGATTGTTCCATCTACTCTGCCTCATTCGGGCGAAAGGAGATTTCAAGAATAACTTTCGCCACTATCGGAAGCGTAGTCAACCATCCGGAACTTTTCCAGCATTTTCAGAATATCATCATCGACGAGTGCCATCTGGTTAACCCGAAAGACGGAATGTACAAGAGATTTCTTTCGATGCTGAAATGTAAAGTTCTTGGATTGACGGCTACGCCTTACCGGCTTTCATCAAGCAGGGATTTCGGCAGTATGTTGAAGTTCATCACACGCACACGCCCGTGCGTGTTCTCTGAGGTAATCTATCAGGTTCAAATCTCTACTCTATTGGATATGGGGTATCTTTCGAAGCTGAACTATTATCCGATGAATCCTTTGGGATGGAACGAACTTAACCTGAAGGTGAACACTACCGGAGCCGACTACACGGACAAGTCTGTAGTGAAAGAGTATGAGCGTATCGACTTCTACGGGTTTCTGGTGAGCATCGTCCAAAGGCTTATGAATCCCAAGAGCGGTGTAAAACGAAAAGGTATATTGGTTTTCACCCGTTTCTTGAAAGAAGCAGAACGTCTCACCTGGTCCATTCCCGGAACAGCCATCGTTTCAGGAGAAACACCGAAAAAAGAACGCGAACATATCCTTGAAGCGTTCAAGGCCGGAGAGATACCCGTTGTAGCCAACGTAGGTGTACTTACTACCGGATTTGACTATCCTGAACTGGATACGATTGTCATGGCCCGTCCGACAATGTCACTGGCTCTTTGGTATCAGATAGTCGGTCGTGCCATCCGTCCGCATCCTAACAAGGAGGCTGGCTGGATCGTTGACCTTTGCGGGAATCTGAAACGATTTGGCGAAGTCAAGGATTTACGCCTGGTGGATAGCGGAAACGGTAAATGGGCCGTGTACTCCAATAGCAGACAGTTGACTAACGTAAGATTCTAAGATTATGGAAGGATATATAAAACTAAGCCGCAAGTTCTTCTCGAATGATATGTGGAATGAAGCCCGGACTTTTAGCAGTTGCGAAGCGTGGCTTGACTTGATTCAGTCAGCACGATTTGAGGCAACGCCCCGTATGGAGAGTATCGGAGGTCGAGAAGTCTCTTATACAAGAGGACAATATCCTGCATCCATAAGATTCTTATCAAAGCGTTGGAAATGGTCTGAGAGGAAAGTACGGACGTTTCTTGCCTTTCTGAGAAGAGAGAACATGATAACTCTTTCCAAAGAACAAGGAATGAATGTAATAACCTTGGTAAAGTACAATGAGTATAATGGCTCAGAGTCTGACACAGTAAGTGACACAAGCAATGACACAATGAGTGACATAAATATCATTCAGGAAATCAATAATTTACGGATGCAAGTGACACAGCTAATGACACAAGTGGCGACACAGCAGGTGACACACCCTGCCAAAGAGCCAGAAAAGCGACACACGGGTGACACAAAGCAAATAAAGGAGAAGAATATTATTAAAGAAACTACTACTAACGTAGTAGCAAAGAAAGACGCGGCTAAAGCCGCTACTCTCTCTAGGAAAGAATCCTTCTACCAGTCGTTAGTCCCTTATGTCAGTCAGTACCCGAAAGAAATGATTCGGGCTTTCTTCGATTACTGGAGCGAGCTTAACAAGTCAGAAACCAAGATGCGCTATGAACTGGAAAAGACCTGGGAGCTTCCAAGACGGCTGGCGACCTGGGCCAGTCGTGAGAAAGTGCCTTCAAAAACAGATGTAGGCATAGTTCTGAAGGATAATTCACCGGGAAAATACAAGAAAGGCTGGTAAACATGGAACAGATAAATTTTCAACAGACAATCGAACGGCTCAAAGATACGGGTTTCTCCCCTATTCCTAACGTCGTAAAGATAACCGTTCCGGATGCCAAAAGAGTTCTCTGGGCCGGTATCAGGTACTTCACTGGAGAAAATGCCAGATGGCTTCCTGAGTACGAAGAAGTGGCAGGCTGGCTGGCCGGCAATGAAGGTCGCGGACTTCTGTGTTTCGGCAACTGCGGACGCGGAAAGACCCTTATCTGCGGAAAGATTCTTCCTTTGGTTCTTAACCATTACTGCCGCAAGGTGGTAAGCTGCTACGATGCACAGCAGATGAATGCAGATTTAGACGCTGTGAAGCAAAAACACATCATCTACGTTGACGATATAGGAACAGAGAATCTTAGCGTCAAATACGGCGAAAAAAGGCTTGCATTCGCTGAGCTGGCAGACGAAGCCGAGAAGAAAGGAAAGCTTCTTATCCTGACCACCAATCTCACGATAGACGAGCTGAGAGAGAAATATGGGGAAAGAACCATTGACCGGCTGAGGGCGATAACGAAAACCGTCCTCTTCAGCGGTGAAAGTCTGAGAAAATGATATGAAAATCACAATCAACTGGGTAACTCGTGACTGGAACCTGATCAGGAGGTTACGTGAGAAATACCGTCTCCCACAATACATGAACGTGAACGGACTCACAGAAGCAGAGGTTGACGAGGAGACATTAAGCAATCTCCGCAAGGGTGAGCCAAAGTATTTAATCATCAGAAAAGTAGAGAAATGACAAGACAAGAATCAGAAAGAAAGCTCAATGAACTGAGAAAGAAGTATATCGCCTTGATTTCATCCATGAACTTTGCCAAAGCACAGAAAATCAAGAACAAGATTGACTCCCTTGAAAGAGAGGTGGAACCGCATTCCTTGGGAGAACTTCTTCAGGACTATACCCCGGAGTTCAAGGTAGAAATGCTTCGCAAGATGCACAAGCTGTTCATCTATTCAGACTTACTTGAGGGTGCGGCACTGGAGTTCCAGTCTGAACTTGAATCAAACGGAATAGATGCTCAGGTAGTTTTTCAGGTGAAACGCGTACTGAAAGAACTGAGAAGCATAGTACGAATACCGGATGAAGAGAAAAACGCTTCATTGTCTGACAACTTTGCCGGGATGTGTGATGAAGCCGGACTTGTAGTGAGTAACATAATCAACAAATATCTTGCAAAATGATAACGGAAAATGACCCAATGCTTCCACGTAAAGTGGATTTGGAGAAGAACCCTTCTGGAACCGAACTGAAAATCGCCCAGCAGCGTGAACGTGAAAAGCATGGAAGATATGTTTCGGTTCCTGGAGACAAAACGTATACACGTATTTTCGTGCGTGATGGTGAGGATGCGGAAAAGAAGATAGCCACATACTTAGAAAGAATCAACAACCGGCCTCAAAAATGGAACTGATATGGAAGACGTAAATAAAAAAATATTTATAGAATACGTATCCCACTTGTATAGTACCGATAAAAGCTATGAAGTTATTGGTAAAAGCATTAAAGCTGTAAAGTTATTCCTTGAAAGTGATTATCAGGTGAACCGTAAAGGATACAAGGCTTATATCAGAGAAAATGCAGTTGAATTATCTGATAAGCCATACATTAAAGATGCTCTATGTGGGTTCCTTAATTTTCTTGGTATTGGATATTCACGCACACGAAAGGAGAAATCAGTTAAACCTCTGGAGAAGCTAAGCGATGTTTCTGAAAAGAACATGAAACTGATGAATGAATTTGTGTATTACCTTACGCAGGATGAAGATTACTCTCCACACACTCTTGAAATATATTCATTTTCAATTAAGAAATATTTCGAATACGCCAACGAGGTATCAGTTGACAATTACAAGCGTTTTGTACGGATGCTGGAGGATGAGGGATTGTCTCCCAGAACAATACGCCTACGAATTACCGCACTTGAACGTTTCAGCAAATGGATGAAAAAGCCAATAGAGTTGAAGCGCCCGAAGTTCAAGAAGGAGTTGAATACGGAGAATGTTCCGACAGAAGCCGAATACAACCGGCTGCTTGAGTATTTGAAAACTTGTCCTAACAGGGACAGGTACTTCTTCATCAAGATACTGGCTACAACCGGGGCGAGGGTAAGCGAGTTCTTCCAATTCAAATGGGAGGACATCCTTTCCGGTGAAGTCACTCTAAAGGGAAAGGGAAACAAGTACCGGAGATTCTTTTTCAGCAGGCAGTTACAGGCGGAAGTAAAAGCATACGTAAAGGAGAGTCACAAGACTGGATATGTCGCAGTAGGTAAGTGCGGAAGGTTGACACAGAGAAGCTTGTGCCAATCAATGAAAGACTGGGGCGATAAGTGCGGAATAGATAGAAGCAAGATGCATCCTCATGCTTTTCGGCATTTCTTCGCTAAAATGTATCTGAAAAAGAACAATGACGTGGTACAGTTGGCAGACCTTTTAGGACACGGAAGTATTGATACGACAAGAATTTATTTACAGAAAAGTTATGACGAACAAAAAAAAGAATTTAATCGAAGCGTTGTATGGTAGCTTCATGTTCATGGATAACCTTCCGGAATTGATAGACCGGGAAAACATTTACGATGAGACCGGACATGTGGATTTGGAGTTTATGACTGCAATCCTGCAATGGATGTCAAGGATGGCAGAAATAAGTGTGAAAGTACAGAAGTCGTTGAACCGTCTGTTGGGGTGTGACGAACTGGAGCAGAACAACAAGCGCAATAAGGATGATTCTGGAAGTAAATGGAGTGTTGAGGATATTCTTAAACATTGTACGCTTGAAAATAATGTGATGAAACTTCCTCAAGTACAATTTAATAAGAAATCATACGCAGAAGCTAAAAAATGGATTGAAGAAGCCGGAGGTAGCTGGATGGGTGGCAAGGTGCAAGGATTTACATTTCCATTTAATGCAGAACGAGTATTCAATATTCTTCATGAAGGTAAGCGGTGCAATTTACAGCAGGACTTCCAGTTTTTTGCAACACCTCCAGAAGTAGCCGACTGGCTGGTTATGTTGGCCGGTGGTGTGCACGATGATGAAAAGGTTCTGGAACCCAGTGCTGGTACTGGTGCTATCATAGATGCGATTCATCGAAGCTGTCCGGACGTAATTGTAGATTGCTATGAACTTATGCCTGAGAATAAAGAAATTCTATCGAAAAAGGATAATATACGTATTCTTGGAGATGACTTCACGAAGTGTGATATTGCACAGTATGATAAGATTATAGCAAATCCACCATTCAGTAAAAATCAGGACATTCGGCATGTAAGGCGTATGTATGAGTGTTTAAATCCCGGCGGTGTCCTGGCTGCAATAACTGGTCCTCACTGGGAATTTGGAAGTGAATCTGAGTGTAAGGATTTTAGACAATGGCTGGAGGATAATGGAGGGAAGAAATTCGAGATTGAAGAAGGCACTTTCAAGGAAAGCGGAACTGGAACTAAAACTATAGCAATAGTAATTAATAAGTGAGATGGGAAAGTTAAAAGTGTATTATGGATGGGCAAAGATAGGTAAGATTCGCAAGAAACGTGCAATATCTGTCATATTCGAGAATGAATGGCATGGTTGCAGGAGCGACCGAGGACAAAGGATTTTGAGAGCAGCCCAGGAAACAGTAATAGAGCGATACCAGGATGCGGAAGAAGAGAAAGCTGCAAAGGATTGTAGCCGGATATTTACTGAATACAGCTTGTTCTTTGACGAAAAGCCAATAAACGGAAGCCTTAACAAGATACTCCAAATGAACAGTGAGGCTGATAAGAAACATGTATCTAAAGAAATGCGTGATAAGATTGCTGAAGCCTTACGGAAAGCTTTTATGCAGACGAATCGCAAATACAGAGAACCAGGTTGGCAACAACTTGAATTGAGCTTTGAATGATATGGGAAAGCAAGAAAGTTTGAGTGATTATTATCAGTTCGCAAAGGATTTGGCCAAAGCTGAAAAGGAGCTGAAAATCGAGAATTGGGTGCAAATCAGCATCTGCTACGGTTACGGCCATCAATCTGTCACCCTATACACCTACGACCTTCCTCGTGAAGTGTACGAAAGAAGGATGTGGGTAATCAGATGGAGGGTGGCCAGACTGCAATGCCAGTATCCGAGGAATGATGTGTACACTTCTTTTTACTACTACGACAAGCGTTCAGGAGAGTCGCTTGAGGTGAGTTCCTGCCTATCTAAACTGATTTCTGCAAAAGCCCAGATAACAAAAGCAGAACGCAGGATGAATGAATACATAGAACACAACCGTAAGAACAATCTGTTCTTTGACGAGAACACGGATGAGGAGCTGGTTAAGTTTAGAGAGAAACTGGAGCGCAAGAAAATCGCGTGTGCTGAGTGTGAGAAACGATTAGAATTATTAGTTGAAAGAAGGAGAAATAATCAATGAAAGAAACTCAACTGTCTTTAAACTTGGATTATGGAATTAGTAAAGAACAGGCTTGCATCCTTTGTCATTTATCCTCTGAGTGCGCAGGATGCTGTGTGAAATGCAAGGCTGAGAATAAAAGCGGAACTTGTCAAGGGCAGAATTGTTCAATTCCATCCAGAGACCATGACGGACAAAGGTGGAACGCATGGATGCACATTGTTTCTACTTCGCTTCCTGAACTCAAACGATTTATACCAGTGAAATACAGAAAACATTTAAAAACAAAAAAGTGATATGGCAAACATTGTAAAATTGACCGGATGCAAGGAGGTTTCGCATGATATATATGCTTACTTCACTTGTGATGCTGAAAAAGCATTGAAGGCTTTGGAACTTGAGATACCGTGTACTGGAGCAAATAGCACTGGAGCATACAACATTTACTTTAATGATGTGGGAGAAATTATCTGTGAGTACATGACGTTCTGCGTTACACGTGAGTTTAAGAAGGTTTCATCCATACAGGATGCTGTTGAATGGATGGATAAGAAAATGAATGGAAATGAGTAAAACAAAACTATATTACCTGTTCCTGGCAGTCATGTGGTGGCTGCTGGGATAGGTGGAAAGGAGGAGCTATGAAACAAGTAAAAGTGAAAATTGAAACAACTGTTGAAACCATGTTAGGCGATAAGCCTGTTAATGAAGTTCTTGGTGATATTGCAGATATATGTCACACATCATTGGAATACTCAACATCAAAAAATGAAGGGTGTGAGACACTCTATGAGGACCAAGAATATGAAGATTACAGAAATGACATGGAGGACAGGGTGTCTGTTCTTGAAGGAGCACTTTTTCGCATATTGGATTTACTGGAGGATTAAAAAAAGACTGCCCTAGAATTAGAGCAGTCTTTAAGTGTGGGCAGATAGGGAATCGAACCCCTTGTAGCGCTATTAAATTTCAGGTCATGAAGTTCCAGCTCATTTCATTCAAAGTCGAGTACTGCCCAGCGTGCTACAAACCCACCTCTTTAAAAGTTTTCCAAAACTATCCATATCGTTTAAGTTTTTTATGAAATTATACGCGCTAATCTCAGCCATTGCAAACTGGAAAAAGGTAGGCAATGAGCAACCAAAAGAATGGACTGAAATCAAGCATAGCCCTACGTTTAACCTTGATTATAGCGCAAATATAATGTTTGAATTTAAAAATAACAAAAAATGAAAGCAATATCCATCAAACAGCCGTGGGCGAGCCTAATCGCTCACGGTATCAAAGACATCGAGAACCGGACTTGGAAGTGTCCTCAGAAGTACATTGGACAAAGAGTGCTAATACATGCAAGTAACAGTAAGGGAGTAGGTTGGATAATGAACAGTGAGCAAAGAGTACAAATTCTAGTTCATCCTTCAGAATTAGCAGGTGTAGACTGCAACAAGTTACCTCGTGGTGTCATTATCGGCAGCGTGGTAATAGCTGACTGCGTACAGAACCATCCTTCAGTCTGGGCTGAGAAAGGTTGCTGGAACTGGGTGCTGAAAGATGCAGTACTATTTGATAAGCCGATTCAAAATGTGAAAGGAAAACTTGGTTTTGGGGAGTATAAAATAAAAGTTCCAGTTTCCTTTATATCAAACAAGGAAATCTATGACTATTTGATGATATAATCAAATGCTCTGTCTAAACATTTATTTATATCATCTTCTGTTAATATTAAATGAAATCCACTATGGTCATGCCCAGGTTTTATTTGAATTTTATTGATAGTATCGCTTGAAGGAATTCTAATAATATATGATATATCATGAAATGTAAAGGAATTAGCTGAAACATCTGGACGGATATATAAAAACACATTTATACAGTTTAATAAATCCGATTTTGACAAGCTTAAAATATATCTCCTGATATCTGTATTTGAGTAACCTAATAGTTTAAACATTGCAATAGTATAAGTTAGAGGAGACTTTGTATTAAATTCCGTAGTGCCTGATTTGTAAATATCTTCTTGAATATATAAATCTATTCCGTTTAAAATCGTATTTACATCTCTTACTGACAATGAATCAAATTTGTTGTTAATTTGTTTTGAAATATGCCTGATAGATTCTTTTGTTATGCAACATTTTTCAGATATAACTTTATATAAATATTCACGTGCTATTTCATCTATAGAATAGAAAAATGGTTGATGGGATGTGAATTTGTTGATATAACCATCATAGTTAGCCTCTTGTCCATAAAAATGCTGGAAAATACTTTTAGTTTTATTATAATCAAATACTGTTATGATATTGTTAAATCCAAATTTATTTGGCAATAATTCTGAATATGTAGTATCTTCTTCTTTTTGAGTACTACTGTTTTGATATTGGTATACTCTGTCAATATGTGCAGAGAAAATATTTAAAATTCTGAATAGATGAGCAGGATCCATACGGTCCAAGTCTTCGATGATTAAAATAACTTTTTTGTTGTTGCTTTTACAGAACCATTGAATATTATCAATTATAATTTGAGTGATTAAATCAATCTCATAAGGACTTCCTATTCTCTTTGAAAAAGATTCTAAAAAGGTTGCTATAATTTGATTCTCATCTTGGCTTTGAATTGCGTCCTTATATTCTTTATATTTTTTAGCCATCTTTTTCGACCAATTTAAAGCATGGTATCCAGCTAAGAAAAGAGATGCTGTTTGTTCTGGAACACCTAGACTTGGTAGTATTTTTAATAGATTACCCAAGAATGAGTCAGAATTCTGCATAATAAAGAATTGGAATATTAGTGAATCAGGGATTTCATAAGATGGCTCTATCATTTTCTTTGAAACCATTTGTATAAGAATATCTCTTTTAATATACTCAAAAACCTCTTTATTATCAGCTATCTGATAATTAACCGGATATATGGTAATAAATTCATAACTATCTCCATATTTCTTTTTGAATTCATTTAAAAAGTATGTTTTCCCGTCTCCAAATTTGGCTGAGAAAACGGTACGTTCGTTAATATCAAGATGGTCTTTGAAAGATTTAAGTTCGTTTTTTATTGGTATAAGTTCCATAACTATAAGTTTGTATCGTTTCAACAAAATTATAAGTAAAATATGAGAATCAACAAATAAAAATAAATAAGTTATAAACACATAATCGTGATTATAATTCTAGACAAATCATAATGGGCTTAAATGGATAAAATTTTCCTTTTTATTTGTTCATTCAAACAAAACTTACGAAGTTTGTAACAAGTGTAAACTATGATAATTTGAACTAATATGGATATTCAAGAAAAAGCAAACTCTTATGCTGATGGGAAAGCAAATGAAGCTATAACAAAGGCCATTGCTCAGGCATATATAGATGGATACAAAGATGGTTATAAGAGCGGTCAAGAAAATGCTCAAATAGGATGTAATGATGCGGAATTTGTTGACCTTGGTTTGTCGAGCGGGACTTTATGGGCATCTGATTATTTGAGAGATGAAAATGGAGAAATCTGTTATTTTACTTATGATGAAGCTTTGCAATATAAAATACCAACAATAGAACAATATAATGAGTTGATATTAGCTTGTTTGAGAAGAGGTTTTAAGGATGATCTTAACCAATACAGTGGAGTGTATTTTCTTGGTGTTAATGGCACTATGATGACTTTTAATAAAACGGGTAAGATTGGTTTTAATGTTATTATGAATCAAGATTCTTCCTATTTTTGGTTGTTAAATGATAATAAGGCTAATTATAAAACGAGTGCATGTCTCACTTCTAGTAGCAACTCAAAAATTGGCGTGTTTTGCGGATTTAAATTACCAGTTAGACTGGTACGGTAATCATTAAAATTTTCCAATCTTACTGACAACCCTTGTCAGTGCTTTGTGAATACCCGGTAACTGCTTTGTGGCGGTGACCGGGTATTTTATTTGAATATAGATACCAATAATGATGCAATGGCTATAATAGTATTAAAAATTAGAAGCCATTTATCGAAATTGGCCCCTTTACGTTGCTCTTCGCGGTATTTTTGTTGAGCAAGGATTTCCTTCTGATGCAACTCACGATATTTCTGTTGGGCGAGGATTTCTGATTTCTGAATTTGAAGAAAGTTGTATTGCTCTTCCATGAGAGCGCGTCTTTTCTTCTCATCCAGAGCCTTCATGTAATCAGAGTTTCCTGAGAATCCAGAGCCTATTTCAAAACCAAAATCATTCTTATAAGAATCAAATTCATTCATATAGATATAATTAAATTATACTATGGGCATACAATATGTGTGCCAGAGAAACGATGTCAAAATGTCATAAATATAGAAATTATAAACTTAAACAAATTGAGAGATAAAGCCTACCAGTGCGCAGTAGCCCACGGATGGCACGAAGAGAACCTGAGTGACGAACATTTCCTCTGCCTGGTCATATCCGAACTTATGGAAGCTGTGGAAGCAGACCGGAAAGGGAAACATGCGAAAGTTGCAATGTTCAAAGAATGGCAAGGGAATAGCGTCCCATTGACCGAAGAAACTAGGAAAAGGAGATTCATGGAATACTTTGAGGCATTTATCAAAGGGACTGTCGAGGAAGAACTTGCCGATGCCTGCATCCGTCTGCTGGATTTGGCTGGATTGAGAGGATATGATTTGGATAGCTTTGACTACGAAGGAAGCGATACGGAAGATTATTCTGATATGACCTTCACGGAGTCCATGTTTAGAATCTGCGTCTATGTCACCGACAACTTCTACAGGGATGAACCATTTATCCTCCTGAATGAGATATTCGCTTTCTGCCGGGATAGAAATATCGACATCTTCTGGCACATCAAGCAGAAAATAAAATACAATGAACTTCGTCCGTACAAGCATGGAGATAAAAACTACTGACCATGAAACACGCATTCTACGCCTTAATCATCATACAAGCCCTGTACGAGCTTGTGAAGCTGCTCAAATGTAAATCCATATACCGACATGTAAAAGTCTTTCAGAAGCTGGATAAGACATCAAAAAGATGGTATCTGATGGCGCATCCGTGGCTTCATGTTGCATTATTCATGGATACTATCGGACTTTTATTGCTGGGGATGGGATTGTTTTCAAGCCAGTGGATATGTTTCCTTGTTGTCTTGGCCATGAGTTTCAGTCAGATTCAAAAGCTGGGAGAATGGGCTATATTCTTGGACAGTCTGGTTACGGTCATCATCTACACTTTCGCCATCCTGAATGCATATCACTTGGCATAAAAATAGGGAGCCAGCCCACACGATTAGAAGCCAACTCCCACACACGATTATGATGCAAATATAAGAATTTCCAACTAAATAAATCGTGCTATGACAAAAGAATTTTCATCAATCGTGGAGTTGAAATCAATACGTGAACAGAAATCAAGATTATCAGAACGCGAGCAGGAGTTATCCTCCCCTATCCTGACTGATTTTTCTCTCATCCCGGAGATTTATGAGTGGTTCAGGGAGATACTTTCCGGGGCAGATTGTCCGCCCAATCCGGAAAGTGTTACCCAGCGAAAGAAGTTCCTCTTCATTGTGTTGTTCTTGTTCGCCCCTAGTGTGCTTGCCGGCGGACGGCTGCCGAACGGTATCCGAGCAGAAATTTCCGGCGTGTTCCCGGATGTTTCTCCGTGTGTAATATCAAACAATATCGCTGATGTTTCCTTTATCTACCAGCAGTATAAGGATTTCCGGCAGGATATAGAGTACCTTTACTGCCAAATCGTAGAAAGATTGAAATCCAAAGGACTAATCAAGTAACAGAATGTTTCTAATGGGGATAAAGTCCCTATGCTTAAATTTTTATGTCTAACAAATTTAAATTTTAAAGCCGAGTCAGAAGAAGAACAAAATCAGGTTGGGAAATAGTTCGACAAGCCGACAGATTAGCTCAACAGCGTTATGGAAGTAACTCTGACAATCCTAATAATCTTGTAAATAGGATTGCAGGCAGGTATCTTGGGAGCTTTAATAGAAGTGGAACCAGTTGGAATACACAAGTTTCAAAACGTACTTACATGGGACTTAATGATGGGTAATTAGTAAAAGAACTAATCAAGTAAAAAAGCCGGAACGTTATGCTTCCGGCTTTTTGTTCACTATCAATTTAGCAATTCTTGAACGAAAGATGTAAATGTTGAGCATTTAACACTTTCTATTAAGTTATTATAATCTTCTTTTTCAAGACAACTCACAAGGGAGGATACATCACTTTCATGTTTGTCATATTTTGATCCAATCAGGCCATAAATATCTCCCATAATTCTTGCTGGATGATAATAGGTAATCTCTGGATCATCATTCTCCAAATCATAATTTAGCTTAGACTTAATAAAATCATTTGACAATGTGCCATCAATACGTTCAAATATGTTAAATCCTAAAAACCATGCTTCAACCTCCATTATTGCAAAATGTAATTTTATATATTGAGCCAGGTTTTTAGCGTCTATTTCCTTTTGAGCTGAATTTCTAAATTTTTCAATTAATTCTAAGTTTATATTTCTTACGCCTCTATTTTTTTTCTTGTAAAAGTCCCCATATACATCTCTTAACCCTATAATCTTGGTAAATCCCTTTTCATGCAATCCATTTGCTCTAGTAAAGATTTTAGATAATACAGAGTTGTCATTACCAACATTTACAAGCATATAATAGTTATGAGCCATTTTATCACCATATTGATAAGGAGCTTCATCCAGATTATCACAAATCAGGTTATAACAATTGATTCCTATATCTTGGTAGTCGTACATCTTTAGAAGTAATTCTCTGACCAAAATTAATTCAGCTTGTCCTTCTACAAAAACTGCTACTTTCTTCATTTTTTATGTCGTGCAATAAAATCAGATGAGAATAAATCAAAATTATTAAGTCCTGTAAATTCAAAATCTTCAAATAATTCAGGAGAATTATATATATTTATTGCAGTAACTTTATCGCCTTTACGTTGTAAAATATTCCAATATTTCAAATCGACAACGTCCATTAAAAAACTATCGTTTGAAGTAGTAATTAATTGTATATTATTTTCTAAACAGAATTTATATAGGTATTTACCTAATTTTATGGATCTATCATAATCTAATCCCTCACAAAAATCATCAATAACAATTGTCTGTGTCTTCTTTTTTTGAGAAACAATATAGAATAAAAGAACAAGAATGTATAGTGTTCTTTGCATTCCTTGAGATAACAATCCTTCCCATAAAAATGTGCTTACATCTTTTTCATTAATCTGTAAGACTCTTATATCAGATTTCTCATCTCCAATTTTTACAATCTTTATTTCGTCAATAGAATAATCTAAAGCATTTAGTTCCTCCTGAACCTTTAGTTTCAAATCATCATTTAATTTTTCAAACATTGGGATAATACTTTCTCCTTTAGACATAGTACTAAATAGGTTGGTACCATTAGGAAACATATTAATCTGATTAAATAATATCCCATATGAATTTTCAGCCCAATTTACTATTTTTTCAATTTGAGGATATAATTTTGTATCTCGTCTTACATTGATTGTAAGTTTATTACTTGGAGGGTTAATTTCGTCGTTAAAAAAGATAGTAGAGTTTTCATTCCTTTCTATTAAGATGTTTTCGTTATGATCAATTAGCTGTTCCAAGGTAATATTCCCTTGAAAACATGCAAATGAATATGTCAATTCTGTATCATTGTCTGAAAAAATAATTTTATAGAAAAAATTATCGTGCTCAGCAATTTCTTTAGTTTGGAGTATAACAGAGACTAAAGAATTTAAGGCTTCTATTGTTTTTGATTTTCCAACAGCATTACGGCCTACGATGAGACTTGTTTCTGACAAATTGAGACCATCTAAAGACCATCCAGGTGTAACATATTCGAGACTTTTCAGTTTCATAATCGTATTAATTATACTAGAATTTTATTTTAATCTACAAAGATACAATAAAGCATTGAATTTATCAAGTGACAGATTTTTATGCTCCCAAAAACTGTAAAGCATAATGGAATAGTTATTTCCAAATATAGTTATATCTTAGTTCGGATTCATCATTCTTAAAACTATATGATACGGAAATTTTATTTATTGTACCATCTTCATTATAAAAGTAGTCATAATATGTCCAAGAATCTGAATATGATTCCTTTTTAGATTTTCTTTGAATACGACCTGAAGAGTCATATTGGTATTCATATTTTTGCTCTAATGATTCTCTCCCTGTATCTCCGTTGATATATGTTTCTTGTAGTAGATTTCCATGTGTGTCGTACTCAAAGATAAAGTTTCCGAACAAAGAACCGTCATTAAGCATTGTCTTTTCTATATAAGCGTTATTCCCTTCGTATCTATATTCGCTTATATAGCCAAAATTTTTACTAACCCAAATGTCTTTTTCTACTGTTTTTATCAATCTTTTTTGACTATCATATTCGTATGTCCATTCTTCATTCAGGTCTCCATCGTCATCATATACCAACATGCGTGACACGGAATCAATGTTGTTATATTCATATTTACGTTTTTTTTCAAACAAAGTAAACGTATATTCGTTCATTTCCACTACACGCTTTTTGTCGTCGTATTCATATTTGTAATTGTAATCAATCCTATCATCCAATAAAGCATTATAGTAATTGGTGGTTTTTTCTTGCAATGTTCCGTCTGGATTATAGATATACTGTTCGTATAGTTCTCCATATTCATTTATCTCGCCAAATTTCTTTTCGTGTTCGTTTATTACAATTTCAGACAGAACTTTATTTCCACTATTTCCTCCGGGCTCTCCATCACCATCGCTACTGCACCCTACAAAAAACAAAGCCACTAGTATAGGCAGTATAAATAACATTTTCTTCATTTTACTTTGGTTTTATTGATTAAACATCCATTTCTAATAACTTCCTTAAATCCTCAAAAGAGTGAACTTCATAAAGAGTTCCTTTCACTTTAACATAACCGTTTACTTCTGAATCAGGTGTATTTCTCACAAATAGTTCCGAAATGTCTACATCTAAAGCATTTGCAATACGTTCTAAAGATTGTAATTGCGGATAATCACCTCTTAATGTCTTATTAAGACTAATATCAGATATACCCATCTTATCAGCCAAATCTTTTTGAGTAAGACCCTTAGACTGGCAAAGTTCTTTTATCCTTGTTCTAAAATCCATAATACTACATAGTTTTATTGCACAAATATAGGTGTTTATACTATATAATACAATGAAACGTGAAAAATAAATCTATATAGTTTTATATTTAACATAAATTATCTATGTAACTATTGCATAATTAAACTATATAGTCTTACTTTGCAGTATCAAATAAAACGAAGTAGTATAATTAATAAAATATAAAGAACTATGGCAATAGAAAAGAGAAATCAATTAAAAGAGATTATGAGTCTTGCTTGGTCATTTGTACGCAAGAACGGTTATTCTATGAGTGAGGCGTTGAAATGTGCGTGGACTAATATCAAACTTCGTGCATTGCTTCATAAGAAGGTGGTTGAGTTCTATTTCAAGAAAACAGACGGCACGCTACGTCAGGCTTTCGGTACTTTAATGAGTAGTAGAATACCAGAAAAAAAGGGTACAAAGAAAACAGCAGATAACTGCCAGGTGTATTTCGATTGTGAAAAAGAAGAATGGCGTTGTTTCAAAAAATGCAACCTTATAAAGATAGCTTAGTATTAATATTTAAAAGAATATGACTTATGAGAATTATAGACTTTAATCCTGAATTGCACAAGATAACATTTACTAACAAACAAGAAACAGTAATAACTGAATCAAACATTATGTTATTAAAACGAATGTTCAACAACCCCGAAAAATACCAGTATTACATGAAAACACTTTGGCTGTTGCGTTCTCTGAGTGAAAAGAAATGTTGTAAAGATGGCATGATAGACTCTAATGATGAAGTTTACCCGATATTTAGGCTTGCAAATGAACTTATTGGTAGTCTGCTACGAGAAGACACCTTTTTTGACTGCGAAGGTAATCTTATGCAAGGCTTTAATCCAAACATGATGAAAACTGCAATGTAAATCCCTCACACGATTATTTTGAAACAATCAGCCAAATGTTTGTTCTGATTACGGCAATTTTTAGGATAAACATTTGGCGGTTGGTAATTTTGCCATAGAATGAAATGCGCTTCGTGGCAGTTGCGCTGCAAAGATATTCAAGGCATTTCTTTCAAGGGGTAAACTGCCACATCAGACCTCTTTTAAGATTTGCCTTTTTTATATGTCAAGCGTGGCAGGTCAAGGCAAGGCATTCAGGTGTGCATGGGTTCGAATCCCAGCTTGCTACTACGGTCAAAATAAAATCCTCATTGATGAATTGACCGGCCATCAATGAGGATATGTTTAATTCAGGTTTTACAGCGTATGAACAAAGAAACCATAAATGAATCCCAATTCATACGGTACAAAGATAAGCAAATTTCTTATTGTACCTACAATGGCAGGATATATATTTCTTGCAAGGGGCTTAATTCTGATGTCGGGATAAGCATAAGCAAATGGAAATCAAAGAACATGTCGCAAATAAAAACGTATGCAGCCGAAAACGGATTGAAACTAAGAGAAATCATGTATTTTGGCCAGTATCTAGAAATCGGCATAGCCTTGATGTATTTCGCAAATAATAGAGAATTGACAGAGTGTGTAAAGAATCAGATTGGTAATTTAAATTCAAATAATATGAATGAAATACAGGTTTTACAGAAAACTACCTTGTTGGGTAAAGAACTAACCGTTTATGGCAGTGCAGAGAATCCGTTGTTTCTTGCTAAAGATGTAGCTGAATGGATTGAATATGCAAAAACATCACAAGATAAATATGATGTATCTCGTATGGTTGGTACTGTTGATGAAGATGAAAAGCTGGTACGAACAATTTTCGTATCAGGTCAGAACCGTCAAGTCTGGATGCTCACAGAGAACGGTTTATATGAAGTCCTGATGCAAAGCCGCAAACCGATAGCCAAACAGTTCAAGAAAGGCGTAAAAGCCATACTGAAAGAAATCCGAACTAAAGGCGGTTATATGGCAGTAAAATCGGATGATACGCCAGAAGAAATCATGGCAAAAGCCATCCTGTTAGCAAACTCAACCATCGAAAGGCAGAAAGAACGAATATCTGTACTTGAAACCGAAAAGAATCTGGTAGAAGAACAGAACAGACTGATGGCGCCAAAAGCTGCCTACTTCGACAATGTCCTTCAAAGCGAAGGATTGATAACAACAAATATCATAGCCAACGAACTTGGCATGAGTGCCAAAAAGCTGTACAAGATATTAAAAGATTTAGGCGTATTGTACAACCAGAATGGGGTTTACATGCTTTATGCCAAATACAGGGGATTAGGTTATGACAAGTACAGGACACACACCTATACAAGTGATACCACTGGTATGCAGGTTGCAAAGCAATACTTGTGTTGGACGCAACTTGGTAGAAAGTTTATACTTGATTTAGTAAACAGTAAATCGGCAGCTTAAAAACCGTTCATACACACGTCATTAAGTTGGCGTGTGTATAAAATGAAACAATTGGCATATTGTTTCGTATGTACTAGCAATTTATTCTGTTTTGAGGTAAGTATATACTATTTTTGAATAGTAAAATATTAATAATCAAATGAAAACAATCAAATATAATGGCCAAGAAGTAGAAGCCTACTCGCTGATAATGACGAAGGCTAATGCTTTGGATATTCTCAATGGCAAGAAAGTTATAGAAGCTCGTAAGCTAAGTTCTAAATACGAAAAGATGTTTACAAATTTCAAGCAACTTGAAGAAAACGAGAGATTAAGAAAAGAAGGACGTGAAAATGAGTGCCAGCCTATTCTGCGTACTGATATAGAAGCAATTCATTTTTATAGCACAGGCGCCCCATGGTTTCTTGATGTGGCGATAGATGAAATCGGCATTGGTGAGGTTACTGAAGAGGGCATAAAGTTCATGCACGAAGAATTTGATTTTCACGATTTCGACGAACAGTTAGAAGAGTTCAAGAAAAATCCACCAGAAGAAATTCCATTGTTTTATTACCTGCATATTAGTGAAGTGATTAACCATGAAGGATTAAAATAAGTCAAGCCGCTTTATGCGGCTTTGTCTGCATATAGGTAAAAAGATTGTTTAATTTAAATTCAGGATTATGCCAGAAGTTTACGCAACAGGCTCGGATGGTAAGAAGTACCGAACAAGAGCGGACTATGAAGCTGGACGTTTTCAATCAATGGGCACAAACGCTGCTCAGAGAGCGAGAATCAACAGAGCAGTTGGCGGTAGAGTTGTTTAATCATGAAGAAGGCTATAAGCATAATTAAACAAGTCTCAGAGCTGACAGATAGGGTTATATTGTTTCACTCAGCATCGGGTAAGGACAGTATAGCCCTTTTAGATCTTATGCACCCCTATTTCAAAGAGATAGTATGTGTTTACATGTATGTAGTCAAGGACTTGCAGCATATTAACAGATACATCAACTACACCTGCAAGAAATATGGTAATGTGAAGTTCATACAAGTGCCTCACTTTGCGGTATATTCATATCGTAAGAGTGGTTACATGGGTTGTATAAAGAACGAAAAGCAGAGGCAGTACAGTATGGCGCAGCTTACAGAGATAGTCAGAGAAAAATATCATATAGACTGGGCATTTTTCGGGTTCAAACAATCCGACTCAATGAACAGACGGTTGATGCTAAGGACGTACAAAGATGAAGCTATCAATGAAGCGCAAAAGAAATGTTATCCCCTATCAGCTTACAAAAATGTTGATATTCTGAACTATATCGAAAAGAAAAGTCTTATAAAGCCGGAGAAATACGGTAACAGCCAGTCGGCAGGAACGAATATAAGCGATATGAACTATCTTTTGTGGCTCAGAAGTAATTTCCCGGCAGACTTGAAAAAGGTTATAGAGGAATACCCTATGGTAGAACGATTGTTGTTTGAGCATGATTATGAAGGAACTGAAACAAAGTGAGACAAGAATAATAAAACGTTCGCAGATAAATCTGAATCCGATAAACCCTAAGAGGCATTCGGATGAACGTATTAGACTGCAAAAGAAAAACCTGCAAAAAGTCGGTTTTCTTGGTGGTATTGTATGGAATGAATTAAGCGGAAACCTAATAGATGGGCACAGGCGTATCAAGGCTATGGATATGTATTACAAATACGATGGTACTTCTGATACAGACTATAAGGTAAAAGTGGAGGTTGTGAACCTTGACGAAAAAAAAGAAAAGGAACAGCTTACTTATATGGCAGTAGGAAACACCAAGCCTGATTTAGATTTGCTCGCGAGTTATTTGCCTGATATAGACTATTCCGAAGTCGGGTTGAGTCCTGATGAGTTGAATGATATACTTGCGATAAGTGAAGTTGATGCCAATTCCTTATCAGAGTCATTAGATGACTTGTTATTGCCAACAGACTTCGATGGTATAAAAAATCCTATTCCTGAAGATGCTGCACTGCCATATGAAGAGAAGAAAGAACACATGAAAGCGGTAAAGCAACAAGTAAAAGAATCTGCATTTCAGCACAGGCAGGATGAAGATGCTTATATAATACTTTCATTTTCTTCTTTTGAGACAAAATCAGATTTTTGTGATTTGTTGGGTATCAGTACGGATGAAAAATTTGCCAAAGGAGAAGAGGTTTTGAAATTGATTGAGTAATCAAAATAAACAGATACGCGCGCATGGGAAAGAAGCCAGACATATCGAAATTCAGAGAGGTCCTTCATAAAACAGGTGGAAATCTCTCTAAGGTTGCTGCTGTATTCAATGTAACCCGAAAAACCGTGTATGATTGGGCCAGAGCAGACAGCCAGTTCAAAGATGCTATCACCGACGAAAGAGGTTCTCTGGTAGATGAATGCCTTGTATCTGCACGTGTACTTGCGCTTGGTATCCCTGAGAAAGATGAAAATGGGAACTTTATCGGATGGCGTGAACGTCCAGATGGGTATATGATTCGCTATTTACTTTCCACATTAGGAAGAAAAGAAGGTTTTGGAGACCGAGAAGACGAAGACGCAGACATTCCAAAGGATATTGACCACGGAATTTCTATCGACTCATGGATTAAAGACAAGCTGAAATGATTGTACCCCAAGCGATATATCATCCGTTATATACCGATAGCGAGAAGTTTATCATTCTCATTACCGGTGGCCGTGGATCGGGAAAGTCTTTCAACGCTTCTACCTTCATAGAGCGGCTGACGTTCGAGATGACTCCCACAGAGAAGATAGTCCACCAGATTCTTTATACCCGTTACACGATGGTATCTGCCGGGATGTCTATTATTCCTGAAATGATGGAAAAGATAGATTTGGATGGAACCACGAAGTATTTCAAGACCACCAAAACCGATATAGTAAACCGGATGACCGGCAGCCGTATCATGTTCCGTGGTATCAAAACCTCTTCAGGGAACCAGACGGCCAAGTTGAAATCAATTCAGGGTATCACCACCTTTGTCTGTGATGAAGCAGAGGAATGGACCAGTGAGGACGAGTTTGACAAGATTATGCTCTCCATCCGTAAAAAGGGAATCCAGAACCGGATTATCATCATCATGAATCCCTGTGACTCCAATCACTTCATCTACAAGAAATACATCGAGAATACTCACCGGCTGGTGGAGATTGACGGCGTCCAGGTACAGATTTCCACCCATCCGAATGTACTTCATATCCATACGACTTACTTCGACAATATAGAGAACCTTTCTCCTGAGTTCCTGAGAGAAGTCAAGGAAATGAAAGAGAAGAATCCGGAGAAGTACGCTCATGTGGTTATCGGTCGATGGGCGGACGTGGCCGAAGGTGCCGTGTTCAAGAAATGGGGTATTGTGGACGAGTTCCCCATGTGGTGCAAGAAAGTGGCTATTGGACAGGACTTTGGTTATACCAATGACCCATCGGCTTCTATCCGGTGTGGAATCATTGACAATGCGCTTTATCTGGATGAAGTGGATTATAGAACTGGATTACTTTCTGGGGATATTATAAAGACGCTACGCCCGTGGAATTTGAGAGTGATTGCCGACAGTGCGGACCCGCGACTCATCCAGGAGATTCATAACGGAGGGATTAAAATATACGCGGTAGAGAAAGGGCAAGGTTCTGTCAATGCCGGTATTGACAAGATGCAGGGAATGGAAATATTCATTACCAAGCGTTCTTATAACCTGCAAAGGGAGTTCAGAAATTATGTCTGGGCAAAAGATAAGGATGGAAACTACATCAACAAACCTGAAGACCATGATAATCATGGCATAGATGCTGCACGCTACTATGTGCTGGGAGAACTTCTCGGTAGAATTATGAAACCCAAAGACGTTTCAGGAATATTTGGACATTAAACTTTGAGATATGACTATAGAAGAAATTTTAGCTATGCCGGAAGTAGAGAGAAAAATCTACTATCTGAAGAAAGGACGAAAGACCGAGCAACCAAACGCTCACGCTCTTTACAACGACTGGAATCCGAACAAGCACGAGATAGTGATAGATGAAGAGAAATACCCGAAAATCAAAATTACGACCCAGCCTGAGAAACGGATTACAGACCCTACAACCGGGAAAGAATATGTTGAGCCGGCGGCAAGGAAAGAAGTTGACCCGAACAGGATTGCTCTTCCTATCGAGCAGGACATCGTGAACATTCAGACTGCCTTCACCGTGGGAACAGAACCGGTCCTTGATTGCCAGCCGGACCAGTCGGAAGAAAGCCTTCTTTCCACATTGAAGCAGGTGTTCAAGAAAAACAAGTTGAAATACCAGAACAAGAAAGTAGTCCGGGCATGGCTGGCCGAGCAGGAAGTGTCCGAATACTGGTATGTGGTGAAGGATGACGGCTTCTGGGCAAAGCTCAAACGAAAGATTTCAGGAATCTTCGGCAAATCAAAACCTGAATACCGTCTGAAGAGTGCCATCTGGTCTCCGTTCCGTGGCGACAAGCTCTACCCTTTCTTCAATGACCAGGGGGATTTGGTGGCCCTGTCCCGTGAATACAAGAAGAAAGATCTGAATGACGTGGAGATTACCTGCTTCATGACCATTACCAAGGACATGGTTTATCAGTGGGAACTGACAAGCAACTGGACTGACAAAGGCTCATTTGCACATGGATTCAAGAAGATGCCGGTGATTTATATGTACCGTCCGGAAGCGTACTGTGAAAAGATAAAGAGCCTCCGTGTAAGACTGGAGAAGCTTCTCTCAAACTATGCAGACTGTATCGACTACCACTTCTTCCCTATCCTCATGCTTTTTGGTAACGTGGAGAATTTCTCAGGTGAGTTCAAGAACCGTGTTGTCGAGTTGACCGGCCAGGGAGCAAATGCCCAGTATCTTACCTGGTCACAGGTACCTGATACTGTCAAGTTCGAGGTAGAAACCTTGCTGAGCCAGATATATGGACTGACCAATACACCCAGAATCTCTTTTGACTCCCTGAAAGGTACAGGAAACGCCGTTTCCGGTGTGACTTTCGATTATGTGTTTATGTCCACCCACCTTAACGTAGAAAATCTGAACGAGATCGTCGGCGAGTTCATGCAACGACGTGTAAATTTCCTTGTCTCCGCGTTGGGTTCCGTGAATTCCACCCTTGAAGAAGCCTCCGAAACCATCGATGTGGATGTGCAGATGCAGCCGTATAAGCTGGAGGACATCAAAGACAAGATAGACACAGCTATCAAGGCCAAGGACGGTGAAATCTGGTCTCAACAGCGGGCCATTACCTTTGTGGGGAACGTGGATGCAGTTCTGGATGAGATTGAAGCCATCAAGGAAGAGCAATCTGAGAAACAGAAGAACGACATCGAGAAGCAGAAACAGCTTTCCTCTCTTAAAAGTTCCAGCAGTAAATCTGAAGAATAGAACAACCCAGTCAGAATATTTACGGGGATAATACAAAACAGAATGATATAAATCTAAAATATTGACTATTTGAGTAGCGGTATCTTTCGAGGTATCGCTATTTCCTTTATCATAGTAAAAACATGAATACTTCTTTGTAATTATTCGTTATTTTACTATATTTGCATCGTAATTAAGTCTTAAACGCTATGAGCTACAAATCAGTTAAAGACGTTGTAACGCTGCTTACTGAAAATGGCTTTTGGTTCGTGAGGCAGAAAGGCAGTCACATGGTTTACACTGATGGTAGCCATGTAGTGATTGTCCCCGACCACGGCAAGAAAGGCGTTGAGAAAGGCACTTATTACAACATTCTGAGGCAAGCGGGGCTAAAATAGCCCCCGCCTCTTTTGTTTAACGATAAAAAGGAGGTCAGTATGAAAACCGTAGAAGTGATTGTAGAACATGCTGGTAATAATCTTAGTGCCTATATTGAAGGTGCTCCGGTGATTACTGTCGGTAACGACGTAAAGGAAATCGAGAAGAACATGAAGGAAGCTGTTGAACTTTACCTGGAGTCATGCAAGGAGATGAACATCGCTCCAGTGGAAATTTTGCAGGGAGAGTTCACATTGAAGTTCAAGATAGATGCTGCCACTTTCATCAACTATTACAGCAGTATCTTTACTAAAGCTGCTTTGAGCCGGATAACTGGAATTAATGAGCGTCAGTTGTGGCATTATGCGGCTGGAGTACACAAACCCCGTAAACAGCAGTTGGAGAAGATTCAGAAAGGTATTAACGCGCTGACAGAGGAACTGGCAGCTATAAATTTGTTATGATTATTAATTAAATATAATGGAGGATAGTACAATGAAAGCAAAAGATGTAAATCCAAGTAATTTTAAGGTTGAGAATGTTGTATTTGAAAATGATGATTTTTCTATAGCGATAGGTATTTGGGAAAATGGGGAAAGAAGAATGGCAATGAGATGGAATGGCTATGGAGATGATCCCGGATACCCAAAATTATTTAAAAATCCAGTCTGGTTCATGGTTGATGACTCTTTAATTTTACCTTTCCTGAATGCTTTGAGGAACGTAAAAGATTCTGACAAAAAAGAAATAGAAGCAGCTATATTGAAATTTTAAAAGTATAATTGAATGATGTTCCAGCGTGATTACCCTAGTAGTCACGCTTTCTTTTTGTCTAAAAACGAACATTCCCCTAATTGTTTCGTATCGTTAGCCTTAAAATTTCCCCTTCCCTTTCTCTATAAGTAAATTTACCGTATGAAATTATTAATCAAACTCATACGGTATGACAATCTTTGAACAAATCTTGGCAGGACTGCAACAGAAATTCGCTGGGGTGGACACTGCCACACTCACCCGTATCGCCACAAAGAAGGCAGAGGGTGTAACGGACGAAACGAAGGTGACCTCCATCGTTGAGGGTATCTCATTTCAGGACGTGATGCAAAACTATGGTGATTTCCGTGCAGGACAGGCGCAGACTTCCGCTGTTTCAAACTACGAGAAGAAGCATGGACTGAAAGACGGAAAACCAATCGAGAATCCGAAACCAGAACCACCGAAACCAAACGACCCTCCAAAGCCGCAGGAGACAGACATCGCAAAGATGATTGCCGATGGCATTGCCGCCGGTATCAAGCCGTTTGCCGACAAGCTGGCCAAAATGGAGGAAAATGAAGCGCAGGCGCAGCGCAATTCTCAGATTTCAGCAGTGGCGAAGAAGTACGGTATTCCCGAATTTATGCTGAAAGACCGCAACATTCCTGAGAACACGGACTTGGATACTTATTTCAAGGACATGAAGCAGGATATGTCTAACAACGGGTTTCAGTTCTCCAAAGCTCCTGAGACTGCCGAACAGAAGCAGGAGAAAGAAGCGAGTGAGTTCGCCAAAATGATTGAGGCGGACACAAAATCTATTGTCGAACAACAAAACAAGTAATTTATGTCAGCAGGATTTAAGTACAACATGGAGCCTGAACCGTCCATCGAGGAACGCTATGATGTTTCTACCGGAGTAAGACGCAGAGGGCCTTACAAGCTGGATACGACCAACCTTGTTGCTGGTTCATTTCTTCCATCCTTCACTCCCATTGCCGCCGACTTAGTAAAGAAAACCGCTCAGGTGGCCATCCGTGTAGAAGTCTATGAAAAGTTTACCACCGGCTCCAATACCACTTTGAAAATCAAGAAAAACTCTTTGGCTTATGTGGGTATGCATCTGGGTAATGGTTCTCATGGAGCTACCATCAACAGTATTGACAAATCAGACAAAGCTTTCGATAAGTTGACACTGGCTGCCGACTTTGGCGAAACATTGGAAGCTGGTATTGTACTCTATGAAGCTACAGCGGTAAGCGGCACAACTCCGAAAGTCATTGCTAACTCAGCCTTGTACGGAAGAGTACAAGTAGAAGAAGGAATTGTATTAGTTGCTCTTTTGATGCGAGCATTCGAGATTGAGCCTACCAAATTGGTTATGCCTTTCTCTGACATTGACAAGGCCAACATGCCGCATTTCCAGTTCAACGCTGCAGGCGTGCAATCCCCGGCTGGTGTTTCGTATGAACTGCCAGAAGCTTCTGATTCTGTGATGGGAGGTATTCAGTTGGGATTCTCTCAAAGCGGAAAGAAATATCCAGTAGCATTGGAAGGTGGAAAGGCGTATGTAGAAGTACCTTGGACGGACAATAACACTACCTATCAGGCAGCTAACTCAAGTACCTTGGGATTGGTAAAGCAGGGTGCAAAAGTTGATGATGCAGCAGGTGGTGATGAGAAAGATAAAATTAATGCTCTTCTAGCATCGTTGAGAGCAGCAGGTATAATTGCAAGCAAATAAAGAAAGGAGGACTAATATATGATGCTAACTATTCATACTCTGTTTAACGACCCCAACATCGTTAACGCCGTTATTCAGCGTGTCCTTCAGACTCGTAAGGATACAATCTACTGGCAGCAGTACCTCGATTTCCGTAGAACGACTACTCGTGTGTTCAAGGACTACATCGGACAAGTTACGGGCGTGATGGCCGGTTCTATCAACTCTCGTTATGGTGAGAAGCCTATCCGTGAACGCCGGAATATCGGCTCAGGATATGGTGAAATCGCTTATCTTGGCGATGCTTACCAGATTTCCATTGACCGCTTGTCTGAGCTTCAGGACTTGATTGACAAGTTCAATGCAGCTAAACCTGCCGACCAGGTAGCAGCCATGCAGGAAATCGTGAATTTCATCTATGACGATTACCGCCAGGTACTTTTGGCAGCTCACAAGCGCATGGATATTATCGTAGGTTCACTTCTGATGACCGGAGAAGCAGCTGTTAAGAACAAGGACGACAATGCCGGAGGCGTTGACCTTCTCAACATTGAATTGCCGTTCAAGTTCATCAAGCCTGATACTGGTGCGAAGACGAACTTCATCACCTATTTGCAGCAGCAGATTAATGCACTGAAAGCGGACTACGGTAATTTCCAGAAGATGATTATGTCACGAGGAACTTTCGTGAAGAATATCATCGGGTCGGCTGAGTTTGGTGACAAGTTCAAGATGCAGCTTACAGGAAATGAGATGTATCTTTCAACTGGTTTGATTACATCTCAACTGGCTTCCCAAGTATTCACTGGCATCGGGCTTCCGGCCATTGAAATCAAGGAAGATTACGTGAAAGACCAGACCGGGAAGAACGTGCAGATTTACGCCGACGACCGTATCACCTTGCTTCCGCAGGATAAGGTCGGTTATATGCGTTTCCACACTCCGTACGAAGCAGTGGACGGCGTACCGGGACGTAACTACACCCAGGCAGACGGTGATATGCTTATTTCCGGTTACAAGGACAAGAACGGTCGTTATTTGGAATACACTGCAGAGTGGATTCCTCAGATTACGAACCCGAATCTGATTGTGAACTTTGATTTGTCAACCATGAACGCATGACAGTAAATGACTACATATCACAGAAGTTTCAGACCTTCGGCATCAACTTGTCGGAGGCTGACCTTTTGGAGATAAGTTTTTCTTCAGAAGTAAGCGGAGAGGATGAGATGGGCCCGTCAAACATCGGACTTGTTTCAGTGGCTATGGCGAAGTTCATCCCCTCTCTATTACTCCGTGCCACTTCCATCAGTGAGAACGGTTTCTCTATGTCATGGGATACAAAAGGCGTAAAGGAATACTATTCTTTCTTGTGCAAGAAGTATGGTCTTGAAGATACGTTAAGCGATAAACCTAAAGTCAGATTCCTATGATATTTGCTCCACATACATTACAGGTTAAGGTCTTTACTCCGATGGAAACAGACGAGTTTGGCCGACCTATCCCCGGAACCGGTGGTGAAAGCTGGCAGGACGTGTGTAAATGCCGTTGTGATGATAACTCGACCAAGGAGTTTACTTCGGAGAACGGTGAGGTGTTCCGACCGAATTATCACGTAGTCTGTGAAAAGAAAACCTCACTGAAGGCTGGTGATGAGGTCAGATGTATGGATGGTGAGAATATCCGTGGAACTGGCAAGGTTTACATGGTGAAGAATACGAATTATTTTGGTTACTCAGAGATATGGCTGTAAAGTTTGATTTTTCGGACGTGGATAGCTTTTTCGAGCAAGGAATAAGTGAAATTCGTGACATCGTAGATAAAGTTGGCAATGAGGCTGATGAATACGATGTGAAGGATGGCTCTTATCAGGACAGGACAAAAACACTCCGTAGGTCAAATAAACACAATGTTGAGGACGATTGTAGTCTGACATTGTACAATGATGCAGCAAGCCCCCAAGGGTATCATTATGCGTCCAATGTGGAAAGCAAGGGTTTCAGAGTGAGAAGTGGAGGGGCATTATATGCTGAGAAACGATTAAAGGAGGAAATAAAATGATAGTTACCACCGACATAGCGAACATACTCTATCGTGATTGCCAGCCTTTTGAAATTGACATCGTTCCACACGGTAAGAAGCTGACGGGGCCGATGAAGTCCGAAAGGATTGTCATTCACTCTAAGAAGCAGCAACCGGAGACGTACTGGAAGAAGTCTTTCGTAGAAGTGAACCTTTGCGTTCCTGACTTGAAAGAAGGTGAAGCTAACACAATACGTCTGAACGAGCTGGAGAAACAGGCGCAAGAATTGTTTGACGGAGTGACCGGACGCTATGACGGAACAACCTATCATTATTCCATCGAGTCAATCGGAATTGAGGAAGACACATCCTTAAAGTGTCACTATGTGAATGTAAGAATTTTGTTTGAAGTTTTAAATGTGAAATAATATGGCAGAATCAAAGAAAATCACAGCTGTGAATATCAAGAAACTTTGGTATGGCGAGACAAATGCTATCACAGCAGATTTGACTGGGCAGGCTTTATATACTCTTTTACAAGGTGAAACCTTAAAAGAGGTGAAGAATATCCATCAGGATACATGGACACTTGAAGAAGCGGAAGCAAGCCGCACTAACTACAAGAACCAGCTTACCGGTCAGACTTATCGTAGTGATAAGGAAATGGGCGATGTAACCGTGAACTTCACCATTGGTGAGTACGACTATCCGACCAAGAAAGACCTCATGGGTGGTGATGTAATTAACACTGATAAGGGTTGGAAACGAGCAAGAGGCAAGGTAAACATTGAGAAGTTACTTGTCGCTTTGACTGACGATGACCAGTATTGTGTGATTCCCCGTGCTGACATCGGTGCACGTGAAGCCACAACAGACAAGGCTGTCGGTATTCCTGTAAGTGCGGTGGAACTGGAACCACAAAATGCAGAAGTTGCACCGGAATACTGGTTTGACTCATCTGAAGTAA